CAGGAAGTCTATCAGTAGCAGCAGAGAGATCCAGAGAATCAACACTAGGGGTTACCTTAAGATCTAGACTCTGGATTACTAGTTTCACTGGTCCAAGCTGATTATTTGTTCCATCTTCGGGTAAAGACCCTAAGAAAGAATAAATTTCATCATGGAGAGGTTTAAACAGAATCTGAGTTCAGTAATCGGTTATACCGATTACTCTAGCCTTACCTCTCATCTCTTTTACTACCGATAATCTTCCGAGAACAAAGAAATCTTTGTTCAAGAAAGAAACGATAACAAAAGGTGAAAGGAGGATAGAAAATATTATGAATCAAGTAAGGAATGAAAAATATTTCATTTTAAACGAGTACATAATATAATGATAATAGATTTTAGGGTGGCTCATTAATCCGATGAGATCTAAACCAACAGAAAGTCAGGCAATCATAGCATTAGCTCCAGATTTATTACTTTTAAAGAAGTAAGGTTTTGACACCTTTAGATCCTTTAGATTCATTGAATCTAAAGTCTCTCTCACCAAAGTGCGATCAAAAGTTCTAGATAATCCGGTAAATGAACCGGTTATTGTCGAAAATTTGACCACGTGCTCAGGTGAACATGCTCTAAAAATAGATAATACTGAAAATAATGCCCTAACTAAATGGACAGCTCTATCAGGGGTATAATCAGGAGAATTTAATACAAGTATTAAACCTTCCAATATATCTTTATAGTTCCTTCCAATTATCTTAGGAATTCCTGATCTGTAACAACTAATTCTGATAGATTTATCTAAAACTCCCTTTTGACTGATTAAATTTCCGCAAATTCTGAAGGCTTCTGCCATATATTTGATAGAAAACTTAATCCCTGATTTTTGTCAGAGGAATAAGAACCTATCTCCTATATTAAGTAGAAGACTCGTTTCTTTGCTAGAAAGGTTCATCATAGTGGAAATTATATGGATATACTTTTTAACCTCGGAAGGCTTCAAAGGTTGTAAATCTTTGATTCTTTCCTTTTCTACTTGCTTGATATATGGGGAAGTATATGAAAATACTCCTCACATACCAATTAAATAGAGAGGTAAAAGAATAAACATATAAATTTCATAGGAATTATTAAAGTATGTAGCTTTATTAGTTATATATTTTATTAATACCTATTTCACCATATGGCCTTGGATTTTATCATCAAGAAAGGGTGTTAGCCTCAAGTGACGGAACCTCCTATGAAAGAGTTCTCTGTACCATCATGGTGCTGAAAGTATGCTATCAGACACGTTTCGCTCATTACACAGTATACTATATAATGTTCTTCTTACCAATCAATTTAATGATTAGGAGTGAAGGCTGGCGCCGGAAACGTCGCAAGCCATCCGAATGTTTACGCGGATAACTTGGGTAGGGGGCTTAAGCCCC